GTTCATCAAGATCAGTTCCACAGCTCTATAACAGCGGCATCACTAGAGCGAGATAATGTCAGTCTTTACGCCTGAATATAAGTTAAGCATCAATGGTGTGGAATACACCGATGTTGCCATTTCTGATATAGCCCATCAAGCAGGGCGTGAGGATATTTACGCACAGCCAACGCCATCTTATATTCAAATCGCATTAGTGGCTTTGAATAATGAAAACTACAATTTCCAAATTAATGACGGAATAGCACTACAGGTCAAAGATAGCACCAATGTTTTTAGGACTTTATTTGGTGGCAACATCACAGATATCACAACCGAGGTTGCATCAGCAAGTAGCATTGCAGAAACTTTTACTTATACGATAATCGCTTTAGGTTCATTGGCTAAACTGCCAAAAGTTATTTATGACGGCACATTGGCTAGAGATGATGATGGCGACCAGATGTTTGAATTGCTTGCTGATCTATTCTTGAACAATTGGAATGAAGTGCCAGCAGCTGAAACTTGGTCAGGTTATGATCCAACAGTTACTTGGGCAAATGCTGAAAACTTAGGACTTGGCGAAATTGATCGCCCAGGAGTTTATGAAATATCAAACCGAGGTGCGAATCCTGATACTGTCTATAACATTGCAAGCCTTATTGCTGACAGCGCATTTGGTGTTTTGTATGAGGACAACGAAGGTCGCATTGGATATGCCGATGCTGTTCACAGGCAGAATTATCTTGCCAACAATGGTTACACAGAGATTTCAGCAAATACAGCCTTTGGAGCAGGATTAAAGGTTTTGACTAGGGGCGCAGATGTGCGAAACGATGTGTTCTTAAATTACGGCAACAATTTTGGTTCACAGGTAAGCGCAATTGATTTAGACAGTATTGAGGTATTTGGTTATCGAGGCGAAACAATTAATACAGTCTTGCATGATGCCACTGATGCTCAAGCTGTCGCTAATCGGTTCATATCTTTGAGATCTTATCCAAGAGCCTTATTTGACAGCATTACATTTCCATTGACCAACTCAGCCATTGATGATGCAGACCGAGATGCCCTGCTTGGCATCTTTATTGGTCAGCCAATACGAATAACAGACTTGCCTATTCAAATAGCACCAACTCAACAGTTTGAGGGGTATGTTGAAGGCTGGCGTTGGAGCACTAGGTTCAACGAACTATTTCTAACCATAAATCTGAGTCCGATCGAATTTTCAACTGTTGCCTTACAATGGGAGCAGGTATCAGCCTCAGAGGCTTGGAACACTCTAAGTGGTACACTTACATGGGAAAATGCGATTGGAGCAGTAGCCTAATATGGCAAACACAACAAATTTTAATTGGGAAACACCGGATGACACAGATCTGGTTAAGGATGGCGCAGCTGCTATTCGCACACTTGGTTCAGCAATTGATACTTCTTTGGTTGATCTCAAGGGTGGAACAACCGATCAAGTATTGGCAAAAAATTCCAATACTGATATGGATTTCAAATGGGTTGCACAAGATGATAGCAACGCAATTCAAAATGCAATTGTTGATGCTAAGGGAGATATTGTTGCAGCCTCTGCAAATGATACTCCCGCACGCCTTGCAGTGGGAACAAATGGTCATGTATTAATTGCAGCAAGTGGAGAAACAACAGGATTGAAATGGGGAGTTGATCCGACTACTGATGTAATTACAACAGCAGGAGATTTACTTTATGGAACTGCTGCCGATACTGTTGCAAGATTAGGAATTGGAACTGCCGGTCAAGTGTTAAAAGTTAATTCTGGTGCAACTGCTCCTGAGTGGGGAACTGCTGCAAGTGCTGGTGGTTGGACTGAATTAGCATCAGGATCTATTGCAGCAAGCGCAACAGGTTTTGATTTGCAAAGCATTGACCAAACTTATAGAGAATTAGTTTTGGTTGTTAATGCTTTGAGTGTATCAAATGGCGCAGGATACAATAATGGTATCCGTTGCAATAATGATAGCGGAACAAATTATTCTGCCGTAACAGTGTATCCAAGTGCGGTCCAAAGTAATGCGGGTGTATCTTCTGGAATAGTTGGCGCAAATGAGGATACTGGCACAAAGCACACTTTAATTGTTAAGATTACGAATTACACCGATACAACCAGTCCTAAATTAATGGTTTCTCAATTTAACGCTTTTGATGCAAGCAAGCCTCAGTTTGGTATGCAATTTTGGCACAATTCAACACCAGCAGCAATTGACCGCTTACAATTAGTAAGCATTGGTGATACTTATGATGGCGGAACTTACAAACTATATGGGGTGAAATAATGTTTATACAAGAGCATAATTGCGAAACTGGCGAGATTACTTTAAGAAATTTAACTGCCGAGGAAATTGCACAAAGAGAAAAAGATATTGCAGATTTTGTGGCACAAAAAGCCGAAGCCCAAGCAAAGGCTCAGGCTAAGGCTGAGTTACTTGAGCGTTTAGGCATTACCGAGGATGAAGCAAAACTCCTCCTTGCGTAATGAAACCTTTTTTATCTAAAGCTGCCGTTCAACTCCGGGAACAGATTGATGATTCATTCCCGGATCGCAGCCGTAAAAGTGATGGATGGATAGCCTCGGCACAACATCAAATGCGATCAAAGGTTTCGGATCATAACCCATTGCCTTCGGGTGAGGTTTGTGCCATTGACATTACAGCTGATTTAGGTCAAGCCGAGGGCATGTCTGCTTACCTTGCCGATCAGATTCGACTTGCTGGCAAAACAGATAAACGAATCAAATATGTAATACATAATCATCATATTGCCAGCAAACTCTTAAATTGGCGTTGGCGTAAATACAAGGGCATCAATCCACACACTAAGCACATCCATATTTCATTCCACCCAAAACAAACAGGAGAGTTTTTTAACATCCCACTACTAGGAGGCAACGCATGAAACTATCCAACAAACACAAGGCTGCTATTAAGTCATATTTAAGAGCTGTGGCTGCTTCCGGCATTACTGTCTTATTGGCAATTGTTGCTGACATCCGACCAGAGTTTGCAATCCTTGCTGGAGCATTGGTTGCACCATTGGCAAAAGCATTAGATCCAAAATCAGGGAACGAAGCTGATTATGGACTTAATGCGAAATGACAGCCAACGAATGGGTTGGTATAGCCGTTGGCGTATCCGCCATATCAACAAGTTTATTGCTGGGTCTGCGCTGGGTTATTAAATCCTACTTACAAGAATTGAAACCCAATTCTGGAAGTTCGATCAAGGATCAAATTACAAGACTTGAACAGCGTGTCGATGATCTGTTTGTCTTAATCAGTAAGCGATAATTTTAATTATGGCGAACACTCGAAAACCTATCAAACGCAAAAAGATCAATCGTCGTGTCGTTCGCCAAACTCCTGAGCCATTAAGCAAGATCGATCAGCATTACACCGCATTACACGAATGCTACAAAGCAGCTAGAAAAGCAGGATTTACGCCTGAACATGCTTTCTGGCTTATGACTGAACATAAGACATTCCCTGATTGGATTGTGGGCGATGGTGGGATAATCCCATCCATAGATCCAACTGACGATGAGGATGACGATTAATTAAAGCCAACCGCAGGTATCTTGTAACGCCAGATTTACAGATTCCATTGCACCATCCAAAGGCAGTTTCAAATCTGATTAAAATGGCAAGGCATGAGAAGTTTGATTTTGTATTAAATGTTGGTGATGAAATGGATCTTGGTTCGCAAAGCCGTTGGGCAAAGGGGACAAAGTTAGAGTTTGCCGAAACCCTTGATGAGGAAAGAAAACTTGGTCAAGAAATACTTTACGATCTAGGCACGACCGATATTGTCAGATCGAATCACACAGATAGAATTTACCAAACTTTGCTCAAGGGTGCGCCATCACTTATTGGATTGCCGGAATTGGCTTATGAGAAGTTTATGGATTTCAGCAGCTTAGGCATCAAATTCCATAAGCGAGCCTACGAGTTTGAAAAGGGCTGGCACTTGGCTCATGGCGATGAAGGCAACATGTCTAAGCATGCAGGTATAACTGGTCTTAATTTGGCTAAAAAGTGGCATTCTAGCGTAGTTTGTGGGCATAGCCATAGGCAGGGTGCAGTCCGACACCAAACTGGCTTAAACGGCCGTTATTCAACGATTTGGGGCATTGAGGCTGGACATCTCATGGATATGCGTAAGGCTAGTTATTTGAAATATAATTCAGCAGATTGGAATATGGGCTTTACTGTGCTTAGTTTTGGCAATAAAGGGCATCAAGTCGAATTGATTCCGGTCAATCATGACGGATCATTCACCTATAATAGACGGACTTATGGGTCTTGAAACCGATTATCACGAACGCACGATTGATGACCATATCGATGATTTTGAGGATATTAGCGTTATCTAATCGTTATACAACACTCCGAAAGAAAATAACCAAGCGTCCTTGATCTAGGTCATACTTTATGCATCACCCACAAGATATGTGGAGGATATGTAAGGGAGCAACATGGATCTATATGGGGAACTGAGAGATTTTGGCTATCTCTGGCTATTAGGAATGACAGCTGCTGCAATTTGTTGGTGGCTCGTTTTAGAGATTAGAGATACCGCATTCCAGAATGGTTACTGGAAGGGTCGTGCGGATGGCTGGAACATGCACCGCAGAATGATTACCATTAAGCAGCAGTCAGATGAAGTCTTTGATTATGACAAAAACTGAGCAGTTATTTGATGAGGTCATCACTACGATTCAACAGCGTGGCAGTGTCTACGGACATCCTTACTATAACCACAAGCGAATTGCAGGTCTTTGGTCTGCTTATCTCGACTTTCCAATTACACCACACCAAGCTGCACTATGCATGGCATTGGTCAAGGTTTCTAGGCTTAGTGAAACCCCAGATCATTACGACAGCATCAAAGACTTCATTGCCTATGGATCTGTCTATAAAACTGTGCTTGATGCCGTCCAAGATGAAAACTGGGAGGATTAACAATGGCATTTAAATTAGATGATTA